ATGGTCCACACCCTAAAAGACGTGCGGCAACAACTGGCGCGGATTCGCGCCCAAGTGACCGCTGCCGAAACCGTTCTTGCACGGATTCGCGCGCATGGCGACCCCAAGTTCGCCGAGAAAGAAGCCAGCACCCGGCAATTGATCGAAGCCTTGAGCGCCCAGGCCGAGGCCTTAGCGCTGCGGTTGGGCGGCGACCCGCCACGGGTGTTGCACTGACGCCGAAACCGGAACCAAATAACCCCTAACTGGAAAAGCTTTTCCGCCTGAAAGGAACCCCCGCGATCTTAACGGCGCCCCGGTGCTGCTTCAGGCGTAGCAAAATCAGGGATTCAAAGCGCACCAGTTTGCACAAAATCGCTTGAAATCAAGTCAATTGGTATCACCCTCCCCCCCCTAACACTCGAAGCCCCATGACACAAAAGCCCTGCATTGCGGCACGGTTGTAGGGCTTCATTGGCATTTTCCCCAAGCAACCACTTGCAAAAGCCTAGTCGACTCCCCACATCGTTGAAGGCATTTCGCCATGAAAAAGGAATAACCATGACTGACTTTTGCATAACGGCGGTTAGATACAGTACAGACAGAAAACACATCAACTATGTGCAGGTTGGCGAAGAGAAATCCGACTCCATTGGCACGCGACGGACTGTAGAGCGCGCCTTTGTCGCAGATTTGATACGTCTCGGCAAAGCTAGCTTTCAGACCAGGATCAAAAAATCAGACGGCTTGTTGTACGTTGGCGCACGCGTCCACTTAATCGACGATACTTATCTGACCACCGACAGAAACAGCACCGAACGGGATAATTTGGAGAGTCTTCCAGAGTTCTGAACAGCGCTAACAGCGCATGTCAGTGGTCGTTAAATCTGACATGTGCCGATTGTGATGGACAACGAGACTCACAGAGTTAATGGCTTACTCTTCACAAAAGGATGTCTGAATATGGATTCTCTCCGCAGGTGCAACCTTTGCTTAAAACGAAAAGAAATGACGCGCGACCATATCTTTCCGCAATCCATTGCCATGCCGATGCAACGCCAGATCAGTTTAATATTAAAACAAGTCAAACCAGAAGAACGAGGTAAACGAACTACCTTCTTAGCCCAAAATGGATTGCAAAAGCGCACGCTCTGCGGGAACTGCAACAACAAGGTTCTGGGTACAATTCTAGATCCAGCGCTTGAGCACCTATGCAAGGAGACATCTATCCGACTTCGAAATTCGAGGTTTTTAATGAACTCCTTCATGCATTTAGAGAACATACAACTCAATAAGGTTGCGCGAGCAGTAGCTGGCCACTTTCTAGCGCATGACGATGCTCCAACGCACAAACATTTGCTTGTTAAAGCGCTGCGCCGCTATGTGCTTAACGCCGATCAAAACTTTCCTGAAAATTTCAGATTTCACATCTGGCTATACCCATTCAAAGAGCAGGCCGTGATGAAGGACTTATTTCACTCACAACTTGGGAGCGGTTATGAGCCTTTTGCTATCTCCGCTTATAAAACGTTCCCCCTTGCTTTTGCTTTCAGTAACAAAATACACAACCCTGCATATGCAATTACCGGAACTCTGGATATCACAGAACATTTATCGAGCAATCTTGACGAACATTACAGAATCAAAATCGATGCTAGAACAGTAGTTGACAGAAACTGGCCGTATGCCCCCTTAAAGGATGGTGCGATTTTGACATCAGAAAATGGAAGCATAATCACCAAACCGCATGTGAATAAAAAGCCGTACCCCTACTAATCAATTTTCGATTGTGGGCATATCAATCACTGCCGCGTTGCCGGAAGAAGGCGAGAGCAGAGATAGATATATACAAGACAATGCGTTCGCGCCCTCTGTCCAGCAAATTTTGAATGAAGTGTAGCTCCACGAGTTTACCGCCCTTACTCGTAAATGCTGACAAAACACTTAGCGGCAGGTTACTGTCCACAATTGGTCCAGCCGCGTGGTGTAACTCTGACTCATCAGCTCGCGACGCATGGCCCAGTCCGGATGGCTCGGCACACTGGCCGAGCGCAGCGTGCCCCTCCCCCAGCGTTGATTGATCTGGTCCAGCACCGTCATCACCCGAGTGGCATCAGCCGGTTGTGAAGCGGCAAACAAATCGTCGGTGTATTCGCCCGGCTGACACAGGTTCAGAAGCAGCACTTCGGCCTTGCTGTATTTGAATCCTGGACGGAATACCCGATCGAGCGCATCCACCGCCGCTTTGGTGAGTAGCCGCACGTCGTCCGTTGGATACGGCAGGTCTACCACCACCCCATTCGCGTACTTTGCCTCCTCGGGGTTGAACATCCCGGTGCGAATGCTGACCCGGATTTTCTTGCACAGTGACTTCTGGGCCCGGAGCTTTTCCGAAGCCCGCATCATGTACGTGGCTACAGCCTCCTTGATCGGAGGCAATTCCTTCAGCCGCTTGCCGAACATCCGGCTGCAGCAGATTTCCTGCTTGGGTGGGTCAGGCTCGTCCAGTTCTAGGCATGGCGTACCGCCCAGCTCCCGCGCCGTCTTCTCGATCACTACGCTGAAGTGCTTCCGCAGGGACCAGGCGTCGGCCTTGGCCAAGTCCATTGCCGACTTGATGCCCAAGGTGTTCAGATGCACTTTCATGCGCCGGCCAACGCCCCAGACCTCACCCACGTCGGTGTTGCGCAGCACCCAATCGCGCTTCACCGGGTCGCAGATATTCACCACGCCGCCCGTTTGGGCCTGCAACCGTTTTGCCGTGTGGTTGGCCAACTTGGCCAGGGTCTTGGTCGGGGCGATGCCGACACCGACCGGGATACCGGTACATCGCAGCACCTGGCTGCGGATCTGCCGGGCGAGCGCATCTAAGCCGTCGATACCCGTCAGGTCGGCGAATGCCTCATCAATGCTGTAGACCTCGACCGCCGGCACCATCGCCTCGATCAGAGTCATAACCCGTTCGCTGATGTCGCCGTAGAGCGCGTAGTTCGACGAAAACGCGACGATGCCGTGTTGTCGCAACTTGTGCTTGATCTGGAAATACGGCTCGCCCATCTTCACGAAAGGCTTGGCATCGTAGCTGCGGGCGATCACGCACCCGTCATTGTTCGACAGGACCACGATCGGCACTTTGGCCAGGTCCGGGCGAAACACACGCTCGCAGCTGGCGTAGAAGCTGTTGCAGTCGATCAGACCAAACACCGGTGTCGGCTTAGACATGGCTGCGCACACTGCAGGTGATCACGCCCCAGATTGAGAGCTCGTCGCCCTCAAGCACGTACCGTGGTGGGTACTTCGCATTTTCAGATAACAGGATTGTGTCCTTACCGCGAAGGCACAGGCGCTTGCACACCGGATCATTATTCAGCAGCGCCACCACGATATGGCCGTGGCACGGTTCCAGCGCACGATCGACGACCACCAGATCGCCGTCGAAAATTCCAGCACCTTGCATGCTGTCCCCAGCGATTGACACCAAATAAACGTGCGGAGCGCGGATGTTCAGCACCTCGTCTAGGGATATGTGCGCCTCGATGTGGTCGGCCGCCGGCGATGGAAAGCCGGCCGGAACCCGAAACAGGCACAGCGGCAACTTGCGCCCGCCCTCGGCAATGGGGCCTAAAATTGAGAAGCTCATGACGCACGATTCCGATACTGTACGAATATACAGTTAACTTTATTCGTTCGCAGTGGTCAATTTTAAGTGCCGAACGGACGCAGGAGAGAAACGATTATGTGCAGCCATTACGAGGCGCCCACCGCTACGCAGCTCGAGCAGGCCTTTGCCGCCGCACCTTATGAGCAAGGGAAGCTGGACCTTTGGCCCGGGTATATGGGACCGTTTCTGCGCAACAGGGATGAGCCAATCGAGCCCGATGAATCGCAGCTCGAGGTCCTGGTCGGATCTTTTGGCCTGATTCCTGGTTGGAGCAAAGACACCAAGATTGCTCGGCGCACGTACAACGCCCGTTCTGAAACCGTGGCAGAAAAGCCTTCCTACCGCAGCGCCTGGAAGTATGCGCACCACTGCATCATCCCCGCCGCGGCCATTTATGAGCCCGACTGGCGTAGCGGCAAAGCGATCGCCACACGCATCGAGCGCAGCGACGGCGAGCCCATGGGGATTGCCGGTCTATGGGAGCGCTGGAAAAACCCTGAAGGCGAAACCGTACACAGCTACACGATGTTAACGGTCAACGCTGACGATCACGAATTCATGCGTAATTACCACCGGCCCGAGGACGAGAAGCGCATGGTCGTGATCCTGCCAAAAGGCCTGTACAAGGATTGGCTGGCAGCCCCTGCCAACGAAAGCATGGAGTTTATGCGTCGTTATCCCGCGGATCGTCTGGCTGTGCGCTGAGATCTTGTGACTTGCCTTGCATACGCCTGACATGCGTTAAACGGGATATGGAGTATCGGTTGACCGGGGTTTCGCCAGTGTGATTAGAACAATCCACCCAGCGCCGCGGGTTCCCAATTCATGATCACCAGTTCTCCGCTGACCTCGGCTTTCCCCTGCCGCTGGTTGGTATTGCAATAGCGGATATCCAGCGTCTCGAAGTGCAGGCCCTCGAAAACACGACGGATGTCAGGGTGATCGTTGATGCTGACCATCACCCTGCCTTTGCAGCGGCGCATAAAGTCGGCCATCCGCTCATAGTTCTCAAACGGAAAGTCCACGCCGTAACCGGCGGTCTGCCAGTAAGGAGGGTCCATGTAATGGAAGGTGTGGGCACGATCATAACGTTCGGCGCATTCAAGCCAGGGGAGATTTTCAACGTAGGTGCCGGACAAGCGCTGCCAGGCGGCCGAGAGGTTTTCCTCAATCCGCAGCAGGTTGATGGCCGGGCCAGTGGTCGCGGTACCGAAGGTCTGCCCGGTGACCTTGCCGGCGAAGGCATGGTGCTGCAGGTAGAAGAATCGGGCGGCGCGCTGGATGTCGGTGAGGGTTTCAGGGCGGGTCATTTTCTGCCACTCGAACACCTGGCGTGAACTGAGCGCCCATTTGAACTGGCGCACGAACTCTTCAAGGTGGTTCTGCACGACGCGGTACAGCGTGACCAGGTCGCCGTTGATGTCGTTGAGGACCTCAACCGGTGCGGCCTGGGGTCGCATGAAGTAGAGCGCGGCACCGCCGGCAAAGACTTCGACGTAGCATTCGTGTGGGGGAAAAAGCGGGATGAGGCGATCGGCAAGGCGGCGTTTGCCGCCCATCCAAGGGATGATGGGTGTGGACATTGAGAGCAAGACCTTTACTGTATGGATAAACAGGTGCTAGGCTCGCCGCGCTTCGTGCACGGAGTAAGAGCCTTGGCTGGACTTGCAGGGGCAATCTGCAGGGACGGCGGCCGGGATAGATGTTGACGCATCCATCCCGGTCGCTCTTTTTCACTTCGGTGTTGAGACTTCTTTGGCATAAGCCTGGCAGGCCGCCAAGGCGATCAATCCTCGATCGCCGGCGTCGGTGATGCCGATAATTCGTTGAGCATGCGCTGGGTCAAGTTGGGCTCTTGTGGGGCCATGAACCACGCCGCCGGTGGAGGTGGCGGCTGGCACTGAGCAGCCACTGGTGGACTCGGTGGCGTCGAGTAGGACTGACAGGCGCACATCAGCAGTGGCAAGACGATCGCGCAGGCGACCTTGATCACGTTGGGCATCGCTCAGGGCTCGGTAATGGGTTTGTTCGCTGGCTGACAGTCGCTGCTCGAGCGCCAGGCGTTTATCTTGCTCGGCACGTTGCTGGGCGGCTGCGGCCAATGTCAGTTGACTGAGGGTTTCCGCCTGCAGGCGGGCTTGTTGTTCGAGCTGCTGGCCGTAGCGCCAGTCCTGAACCTGCCAGGCGATCGCGGCAGAACTACCGAGCAGCACAGCCAACAACACACCCACCGCGAGCAGCCGGTACGGGGCCGGGATCAGATCGACGAGACGCATAGCACTGCCCTCGCCCGCCCCCACAGTTGCAGTCGATCTTCAAGCCCGTTGAGACCTCCATTGATCTTGCGGGTGATCGCTTCGAACTCATCCCGATCCGCCAGGGCATTCAGCTCGCGCACCCACCAGAACCACGCGGCAGACTCGGCAGCCCATTGCGGTAGTTCGAGCAGCTCAGGGGTGCGCAACAAGCGCTCATCACCAAACAGCGCCAGGCTGCAGCGCAGGTAATTGTTACGCCCGGTGATCTGGATCAGGCCACGACCACGATAGCGCTGGCCATCGCCGTCGGCTTCCGGGGTGTTGCCCAGTTTCACGGCCAGATTGCCGGTGTCGTACTTGCTCAGGTACTGATCGCCGCCTAACTCGCGGACGTACTGGAATTGACCGGATTCGTGCCCCAGCTGGGCCAGGAACGCAGCCTGACGTTTCGGCGTATTGATTTGCCGGCGGGCCATAGCGGCGTTGAGTGCGGAAACAAAAACGCCCGCTTGGCGGCGGGCGTTAGGCATGATGCGTTGTAGCTGTTGCTCTGTGATGGACATACAAACTCCAGACATAAAAAAACCGCTCGCGGCGGGTTAATGGGGACGTAAAAGCATCAGCCGAGATTGACAACCTTGACCGGCTTCACCTCCTTCTTTTTCCTGCCCTTGGCTTTGGCTTTACCCTTGTTGCCGCCGTTGCACTCGACCGTGGTCGACCAGCCGGCTTGGGTGTAGACCTGCTCGACGGAGTCTGCGAGATACTCGCCATCGAGCCCAACCTTGAAGCCTTGAGCATTGATCGGTCGTTCGGCAAACAGATCCGTGCGGCCGGGCATTTCGAAACGCACCCCGGCACCGGAGCGGTTGAACGCTGCTAAGCGAGCCTTGGCCGCCGACTCCGCGGCGGTCTTGTTCGGATGAATGTGCCGATCGGTATGCACCGAGGGCAGGCCGGCCGGCGCGTCGTCGTTGTCCAGGGACACCACCGCGAGCTTGCCGCCTTTTTTGTCTTGGTGTTTGGTGGCCACCTTGCCGTGCGTGTTGCGATCGCCCAGACGGAACTGCCAACGGCTGACATCCTTGCGCGTGATGGTGATCGCGCCAAAGGCCTTGCCGCTTGCGCTCTGTCCACCCTGGCGCGGCATCACCAACAGCTTGCCGTCCGCGACCTTGGCCGTGCAGTCGTATTGCTTAGCCAGGCGCGTGATGAAATTGAAATCGGATTCGCTGAGCTGGTCCGCCCGGGCGACCTTGGTGGCCACCGGACAGCCCGGCTCCCAGCCGTTTCGCGCGGCGATATCGCTCACGATCTTCGACAGCGGCACGTCCTCCCACGACCCGCTACGAATGGTCTTGCCACTGCCGCGCATGTCGCTGGCCTTGCCCTTGATTGAAATCGTATCCGGCGGACCCGACACCGTGATTTCGTCGACCACGTAGCGGCCCAAGCGAGCCAGCCCGGTCTCGACATATCCCAGGTAAATCTCGATGCCGGCACCCCGCGGGGGCAGCGTCACCAGCCCGTCACGATCATCAATGCGCAACTCGAATTCGTCGGAGTCCATGCCGGGCTTGTCGGTGGTGCTGAGCTGGATCAGCCGATCATTGATCAAGCCGGTGATGTCGGCACCATCGGCGACGACGCGAAACCTAGGAGTCATGGAAAACATCCAAAAGAAAACCCGCACACGGCGGGTTGGGGGGATGGGCGTTACGCGTAACGCGATCAGGCGCCGGCGGCGACTCCGGACAGGGTCAGTCCCACAGCGTGACCGCCTCGGTGACCGGACTCGGCAGATCCGGCAACACAATGAGCAAGCCAGTGCGGAATGGCTGCTCTTCCTCGGCCAGCCCCTGATTGGCATCCAGCACCGCCTCGACACTGCCGTTGAGGTGGCCGTAATAGTTATGGCAAAGGGTATCGAGCAAGTCCCCGTCAGACGTTCTGCATGTCATCGCCATAGCGCACAAACTCCAGGGTGAACTCTTGTTTACGCGGAATCCCGCCTTGCATCAGCGCGCTTTGATCTTCGTCGACGCTCTTCAGGCACCAGGTACCCAGCACGTCGCCATAACCCGTGGTCAGCGTCAGCGGCTGAAGCTGGGCGCCGATCGAGCGCAACGTGTCGAGCTGCTTCAGTCCGCCCTTGAAGCCCGGGAAAATCTGCCCCTTGAGGGTGATTTTCTCGTCGCCCATGCCCACGCCTTGTTGTGCCGGCCGACGCGACAGGCGCTCCTGAGAGGCCCAGCGGAATTCGGTCGAGCGACGCAACGAGTCAAAGGCCGCGGTGTCGAGGTTGAAGTAATACGGCTGCGCCTTGGGATCGAGCGGCTGAAGGATCAGCAGGTGCGGAAACGGTTTCACCGCCTCCGGCGCCGGCGTGCCATCGGTGCCCAACGCACCCGTCGGCAGAATGTTGGCCAGCGACGGGCTGACCTTGCCGGCGATCTTGTTGATCGCCGTCGCCGCTTTGCTGGCCTGCTCCTTCAGCGTGGCCACGCGCTCGTCGATTTGAGACAGCGCGCGGGCCGCCTTGTTGTAGGTGGCCACCACTTGCCCGACCTTGGCCTGAGCCGCCTGCACCCCGCGCATCACCCGCTGCAACTTGGCCCCGACCGCCGGCCCGACAAAGGGCAGCCCCTCCAGCTCGGACGCGGCCCCGGTGATTTCCCCGATCGCGCCATTCATCGGCCCCAGCATGCCGTCCAGGCTGCGCCGACCGGTCTCGCCGGCCGACGCGAGGTATTTCAACCCCGACTGTAATTTCTGCACTGCTGTCGTTTCCTGATCAGACATATGCCCCCCTGGTTAAACGTGCGGTTCGTCATACAGCTTGGTGCTGCTGGCTTGCTTGGCCATGTCGCGATAGTGCTGATCGAGCATGGGCTTGAGCTGGCCGTAGAGCGTCGCCGCGTCCTTCACGTCGCCATTGACCGTCAGCGTAAACGGCGCCTGAATGTCCACTTTGGTCTCGACCATGGTCGGAGCCGGCTTCGGCGCCAAGGCCAGCGGCCCCGCCGCCATCGCCGCGTCGGCACTGGCCGGCGGCAACATCATGGCCCGCGCGGCGTCACCCGGTTGCGGTGCCGGATCTTCCAGCCCGGAGCGAATGACCTTGGGCCGGCGCAACTCCGAGCCCGGGAACCGCACCTTGTTGGCAAAGTGCGGCAGCAGCATGGCGTCTTTGGAGTCAGGGTCGCGCGGGTCATACGACACCGGCGGCGGCTCAAACGCTTTGGGCGCCGTGTCGAACGACTTGGCGATGTCGCCCATCACCGGTGCAATGTTCTGCCCGGCGCTGGCCATCATCAGCGGACCGGCCGCCGGCATGCTCTTCAACGCATCGTCGCCGCCAAACAGCGACTTGCCGATGTAACCGCCCAGGGCGTCGCCGCCCATGCTGCCGAGCACCCCGCCGATCAGACCACCAATCGCGGTCCCGACCACCGGAAACAGTAGCGTGCCAAGGGCGGCACCGGCCGCCGCACCGCCCAGCGTGCCGGCCAGACCACCGGCGGCGGCGCCGTAGCCTTCGGCCTTCTCGTCCTGCGTCTCGGCGTTCTGGTAGGTGTCGATGGCCTTGTAGCCGGCCTCGGCGACAGCAAACACCGTCGCGCCTTTGATCACGCCTTTGACGCCGCCGCCACTACCGCCACTACCACCTTTGGCCGCCTTGGCTGCCTTGGCTGCCTTGCCCGCCTCGCCCCCTTTGCCGCCCTTGCCACCCTTTTTCTCTTTGCCATCGACATCGAGGTCGCCGGCATCCAGCCCGCCACCGCCACCACCACCCATCCCGCCGCCCACCACAATGACTTTTTGCGGGATGTTCGGGTTGCCCATCATCGAACCGCGGCCAATGTTCAACAGGCCCTTGGCGATCTTGAAGGTGCTCATCGCCGACTGAAAGGCGATCACGGCGGCCACGGCCGCACCGATCCCCGTCACCAGCCGCGGTGATTCGTCGGAGAGCTTGGCCATCCCCTGGGCGACGGTGCGAACCCCGTCCGCCACGGTATCGGTCACCGGCCGGAAGGCATCGCCGATCGCGCGCATGGCGTCGTCCGTCGCCTGGGCCATTTCCGACCATTTCTGCGCCGACGACTGCCGGCGTTCCTCCAGGTTCTTGTCCAAGATCCCGGTGGCATTGGCCGACTCGGATTTCAGCTTGGCGTACAGGTCCTTGTTCTGCATGAACGCGGTCAACGCGCCCTTGACCTGCATATCGGCGAACAGGTCACCGGTGCGCAGGGCCTGCTCAAGGGACGCAATCATGGCCTTGGCTTTTTCCGGATCGGTCTCCTTGTTGATCTTCGCCGTGGCCTCGGCCATGGCAGCGGCCTTCTTCGGGTCGGTCGCCGCAATGTATTTCTGGGCCAGCTCAAAGCTGGATTCCAGCGTCGACTTGCCATTCTGCAGGCCGGTGTTCATCGAGGCCTGGTAGTCAATCCCGGCGTCCTTGTAGGCCTTGACCGTATCGCCCGACCCGATCTTTTCCATCCAGTTCTTGAGGTTGCCGGCGGCTTCGTCCGAGCTGCCGGCGGTCTTCATTTGCACCTGAAGCATGGCGCCCAGTTGCGTCACCGAATCCATGCCGGTGATGCCGATCTTGCCCATACCGGCCAGCAGTTCGGGAAACCAGCGCGCCATGTCGGCCGCTTCAAAACTGCCCGCCTGCCCTTGGTAAGCGATCGCCTCCAGGGCCTTTTGCATCACCGCCGGGTCGGAAATCTTGGCGTTCTGCCCGAGGGCATTGATCATGCGCGCCGTCTCGCCACCGTCCGAGCCTTGCCCTACGGCAAATTTGGCCGCGGTCGGAGCGTACTGCAGGGCCTTGTCCAGCTCCATGCCGGCACCCACCAGGGCATTGACCACCTCGGCCACCTGATTGCGTGCCATGCCGGTGTCGCGCGACGTGTCGATGATTTTCCTCGACATGTCGCCCTCTTCGGGCTTGTTGGCAATGTTCGACTTGATCGCAATGTCACGAATGATCGCGCCATAGTCCGCGCTGACCTTGGTCGGGATGGCCATCGCCGCCGTGGCGGCCGCCGCCTGACCGATGCTGCTTTTGAGCTGTTGCTTGCCCTCGTCGATTTGCTGGTGACCCTTGGCCTTGAACTCGGCCTTGGCCGCCGCCTGGCCCATGCTGTTGTACGCTTTGGTCAGATCGCGAACGGCGACGCCTTGTTTCTTAAGGCTGCTGAGATTCGTTTCCAGCTTGCCCAATAAGGCGGAGGCGCCCTTGTCGCCAGCCAGGTGCGCCTTACGCCATTCATCACGCAGACGGATGGTGTCGCCAATGGTCTTTTCCAGTACCCGGGCTTTTTGGCCCTCGGCCTCCAGGCGCTTGATACGACTGGAGACATCCTTAAACGCCGAACCCACGGTGGAGCTGACCGCCCCGCCAATCACCAGGCCGAGCGCGAGTTTGTTCGCCATGTGCGTGCCCTTTACGTCGGGTCAATCAAAAGCGGCTCAATCCGTGAGCCACCACACCATTTCCGAAAACGGCATGGCCTTGATCTCGGCCGCCGAGAAACCGGTCTCTTTGGCCAAGCGTCGGGCCAGCGTCTTCAACGTGGCTTCGTTACAGGTCGTCTTCTTCAACCAGACGAAAATAGCCAGCCTGCAAGCGGTTGTAGTCCTTGATTTTCAGGCCAGCCAGGTCCGCATCAGTGGCGGTGAGCAAGCTGCAAAACAGATTCTTTTCCAGCTTTTCATAATCGCCACCGCCGGCGGCCTTGGCCGCCTCCATGTCCTTCACGCTGGGCGCGCGCATCGTCAGCTTGTCGACCAGCACGCCGCTGATGTTGCTCTTGTAGGCGAGCGTTACGATCACGCCGTCGTCATTCATTTCCAGCCACTTCGGCAGCGGTTTGTTCAGGCTTACTTGTGTCATGTTCGTGTGTCCTTAAAGGCCCAGGGCCGAGCGTTCTGCCGCTAACTGATCGACACCGTCGACCACCTGAATCATGTTGATCGGATCGATCTCGTACATGACGCGACCGTCGATTTCGAGCTTGTAGTAAACAAGCTTCAACGCGTGCTTGATCTCCGCCTCCCCGGCTGGCTTCCAGTCGCCCATATCGACCTCTTTGAGCCCGCCGCGCATGGTCACCACCACCGGCGTAACCACACCTTTCAGGCCCTTGAAGGCCGCACGGAACACCACGTTGCAGGCAGTCTGATCGGACAGGCCGAAATACTTCAGTGACTCGCGACGAATACCGTTGGTGGTAAACGCGGCCTCCAGTTTGTCCAGGCCGGTGGCCAGCTCGATCGGGGCGGACATGCCGCCGCCTTGATAGTCGGAGACCTTCTGCGTGAGCTTCGGCAGGGTCAGGCTCGGCACGTCGCCGGCAAAACTCACACCGTCGACAAACGCGGCGCAGTTGGTAAGAACTTGAGGAATCATTGAGCGGCCCCCTTAGGCGGTTTCAAGAACTTCGGTCAACCATTCGTTGGTGACTTCAATGAGGAAATTCGGGTTTTCCGCCGGCGGCACGTCGGTGAAGCGAATGCGCCAGTAAATTTTGCCCTGCTCGATCTGGCTGGCCGTGTTCCGCTCGGTGTCCGCGTAGACTTCGAAATTGATGATCGCGCCGGCGTTCTTCTGATCGCTCATGAACGCCTGAAGGCCCGCGGTGACATCCTGCACGTAGGTCTTGGTGATCGATCGGTCGACGGCCCACTTGTGCCCCGCCTGAATCGCGTCCATGAGGATGTCGCAGGTGCGCACGCGGGTGACAAACGCCCACTTCGGATCGCTGGACAGCGTGCGGTTACCCCACAGGCGATAGCCGCCGTCACGAATGATCGTGGCGATGTTCGCGTTGTTCAGCAGGTTGGCCCGGCAGGTTTCGTCGCCGTCCAGGTACTCAATCGGCCGGGTGGTTCCGGTGACGCCGACAAACTCCTTGTTCGACGGCGATGCCCAATAGCCGTAGTTGGCATCGGTCCAGGCAAACAGCCCCGCCGCCCACGCCGAGCCCGGGGCGTCGATCGTCGCACTGGCGATCGTGTCCCAGTACTTTACGCCGGGATCAACCATGTACAGGCGCCTGCTGCCGAACTCCAGGGCGTAGGCCATGGCCGCCTCATCGGTGGTGTTCGGACCGTCAAGAATGGCGATCGCGCGCAGCTTGCCGGCCAGCGCATCCATGGCGGTGGCCACCGCTTGCGTGGCGGAGTGCTTCGGCGCGATAAGCAGTTTCGGCTGGGCGTTGTGTTTGCTCTTGCCGTCCAGCAGCGCTTGCAGCCCAGTCCGCTGACCCGAGGCCAACACGCCACCGATGATGGCGGAGGTTTGCAGCGCAGCGTCTTCCAGCTTCGGCACGCCAATGGCGACGATCACCGCTTTGGCCCGCACGTAAATGGCCTGGCACGCTTTGGTAATCGCCGAATCCGCCCCGAACGCCGCAATGGCTTCACGCTCGGTCGTGATCAGTTTCAGCTCGCCGGCCAGCGCGTTGCCGCCGCCCAGAATGCCCGGGGTGAAGGTGTCGCACAGACCGATGATCGACGACGACGGCAGCGAAATCGTCCGCGCGCCGGTGTCGATCAGCGAGGTGGTGACGCCGTGATAGAAACTCATAGGGCTCAATCTCCAGAAACAAAAAAGCCCCGCGTGAGCGAGGCTGTCAGGGGTGTTCGTGTTACGCGTAACGGAAAAGAAAACGCCCCGTCAGTGCGGGGCGTTATGTCGGTAAGTCAGCAATCCAGCCCGGGGCCGACGGCCGATCGGACAGCCCCGGGAAGGGACCGGCCGCCGGCCAATCCCGCAACTGTTGCCGATAGGCGTACAACTCGGCGCGCTGCGCACTGCTGATCGGATAGTCCGGAAACACCAGGTAGTCGGTGGCGGCAATCTGGGCGTTACGCCAAACCCGCTCAGTCGCCTTAGTGGCTTCTAATTGCGCTGTCGTGTCTAACACCCAGTCCTCACCACCCCACACATGGAACAGGCCGGGCCACGGCTTCCACGTCAGGCCGGCCGGCAGACTGCCCACCTCAAAGTGTTCCTGCGCCAAGCCGTCCTCGGTGCGGTAAACAATCCCGCGATGATCGGGCACCTGCACGGCCTTGCCGCTCACCAGTGCCCACGCGAACCCCTCCGCCGGCACCTCCAGCACCGCCGGCAATTCCACCGCGTTTTCTGGCTTTTGGTAGCCTATGCCGGGAATCTCCTTCAGCACTTCCGGCCCGGACAAAACGCCCGCAACCCCCACGACGTATATTTCTTTCATAGACACCTCAGATCATTTTGATACGGCCGGGATAGGCGATGTTTCGCGGCTGAGCCTCTGCTCCGCCGCTACTGCCGGTCGCATAGTTGGTGCCGGCGGCCAGAACCGAGTTGCCACTACCGGAAGCCACAAACACCGGCGCCCCGTAGAGGTGGGTGTGCGCCTTATTCTGACTGGCTCTCCAGCTCCCCCCCGTCCGGCCGACTTCAATTCCGCGCGACTCATCAAGCACCGACAAGTATTCGGCGCGAGCCTCCGGACTGCGGAACGTCGAAGCGCCGTCGCCAGAAGTCCAACAACCCTCATTGCCGACACGCTGCGCTTCGGTCGCCAGCATCCCCGAGGCTTGCGCGTGATCCCAGACCCAAGGCCATTCCGCGCGGTTGTACAGCCAGCCATTCAAGCCCGCCCAGCCACCCGGAGAAAACGCGCTGGTCGTTTCGAAGACCGGACGCCCCAACGGCGTGCCGTCGAACCGGGCAATGGGCACCCAGCTACCCGCACCATCACTGCGCAAATGCCAGTAATCCCCGGCGCCCATCAGGACAAAAAACGGATAACCCTCGGCGCGCAAATGGGTGTGGAACTTGATCTTGTTATCGGCTGCCGCCTTGATCACCAGCCGGTTGCCCGTGTTGTCGATACGCCGCACGATCACGTTACGCACGCCCAGCGCCGCGTTGGATTCGGGCAGTTCAACGGTAAACCCCGCGCCAGTCGCATTGATCTCGACCACCCCCATATCATCAGCCGTCAACACCTTGGCCGCCGACACCGGCACAAAGGGACTGGCTACAGCCCCTTTGATCAAATCGGTCGTTTCGGTTTTGGTGTACACGTTGGTGATGCCGTAGCCGCCCAGCGTCGTCGGATTTGATCCCGAGACAAACACGCCACGATCATCCACCGTCACTTTGGTGAAGGTTCCCGCCGTCTTGTTGGCCGGCAACAAACCACTGACGGCCACATCAACGTATTGACGCGTCGCCAGCACCACCGAGGGATCAATTTTCAACTGAATGTTCGCGGTGCCGCTGGTGATGATGTGCATCCGCACCACCTGGTTGCGCCCGGATCCTTGCGCGAGTAAAGGCTTGTAACTCGGCGCCGCATTGGCCACCGCTGAAAACACGCCGTCCTTGTCTTCCAGGGCCAACTCGCGGATCCACCAGCCGCCGATGTCAGGCGGCAGCACCAGCTCGGCGATCAAAATGTTGTCGTCGGTGGGAGACACACGCAACTGATTGAGCTGCGCCCGGTAGACCTGATTGACCAGCTTGGTTTGCGATGGACTGGGCACCGGATCGGTGCCATTCGCATCGCCGATCAACATGTAGCGCGGTTCCCACGGGATACCCAGCACGTCGCAGTTGGTTTTCTTGGCGGCCCCCAGCGTCGTAAGCATGCCGCCGAACAGAGAGTTTTGATTAACCATGGGGGTACACGTCCAATTCGTCGAGGGTGTATTCGTTAACACCGTGGTGACCCTGAATCACCACGTCGATGTCGGGGTTGGTCCAGGGATAAATATCGATCTCATCGCCGTCGTACACAGCGAAACCGACATAAGCGTTCAAGCGGGTTTCCAGCGTGATATCGAGCCCGGTCAGATGCCGGGTCACCGGCTTGGCGTCGTCGATCAGACGCTCCAGTTCCTGAAACATTTCCTCAGTGATGCCGGTGTCCAGCACGCCGACCTTGAGCGCAAAGGTGCCCGGCACACCCTCTGGCACTGTGTTGAACCACTCGATGATCTCGATCAGGTAGCCCAAAGGCTCGACCACGCGGCGCAACGCACCAATGGTCCCTTTGCGGGCATGGATGTAATACGACGCGGCGATAGCACTACGCTTGGTCGCCTCCGACCATCGGTAGTCCCAGCGATCGACCGACCACGCCCACGCCAGATGCGGTAGCAAATGAACCGGACAGGTCTGCGCGTTGTAGAGCGTGCGCAACGGGATAATCGTGCGCTCGTAGAATGATGCTTCCAGCGCACGCTCCAGTTGCGTGCTATTGCTCGGAAGTAGACTTTTCATGTCGATCCCGCCAGCGTCACTTCGAACCCTGTGCAGTAAGCCGCCGCTGCCTTGGTCGGTGCCAGGTCCTCCCACTCAATGAGTTCAACTCGGGAAACCCCGGCCACATGCAATTGAGCGTCGACCGCCGAACGCGCCACCTCGACCCCCAAGCGCTTGCGTGGGTTGATCCAGGCCGCCAGGCGCTTTTTGGCTTCCGCCAAACTGGCATCACTTTCGGGGCCGGCGCCGTTCATATGCAGAATGGCGTCAATCCGGTAGTCGATGATCTGCGCCCCCTGCACCGTGACCCGATCACCTAACGGTCGGACGTTTTCGTCATTCAGCGCCGCCCTGACCGCGTCCAGCAGCTCAGGACTGGCTTGGCCTCGCCCCTCTGCACTCAGCACCGTGACGGTTACGCGACAAGGCTCTGGACTCTCGGCCGTAGCGTCCGTCACCAGCCCCGAAGCATTACGCGCATGCAGGATGTAGCTGTTACGCGGCCCCGCCGTGGTCAGCCCCTCAAAGGCCAACTGGATACGCTCACGGTAAGGGTCGTCCTGTTCCTTGACCTCGGGCACCGGCGGCACCGCCAGCAGATCCTCGGCCTGAATCACCAGGCGAGGCAGGTTGACGTTCGCCCCCAACTGATCCAGATCGCGGCGGATCGCATGGGCCAGGAGCAGGGCCTTGGCCGCGTCGTTCACGCGGGCGCGGTTGCCGACCTTGTTGTAAGCCCCGACCTCCAGCAACTTGACCACGGGATCGCTTTCCAGCGGCGCGCTCCAGTTGTCGCCCATGTACCCGCGAAAGGTGTCTAACCCTTCTTGATAGACGACCTCAAAGTCCAGCGGCTCCAGCACGTCCGGCGCCGGCAGTGCCGACAGATCCAGGCCACTCATACGCTTACCTCCAGCAGAAAGCGGTCGCCGAGGTATTCGCCGGCAACACTCAGATCTATTTTCCCGCCCAGCACCGCCAGTACCCGCACGCTCTCCAATTTCAGGCGCGGCTCCCAGCGACCCAAGGCCCTGGCCGCCTCCGCTTGCACCGAACTTTTCCAGCCGGCGCTGATCGGCAAATCGACGAAAGCGCGGAGCTTGCTGCCGTATTCCGGACGGTGCCGGCGACTGCCCAGCGACGTGCCGAGAATGTCGGCCATGGACTGCCGTAGATGCTCGATGCCGGAAATGGGTTGCCCGCTGTGGCGATCCATTCCGATCATCTACGTCACTCCTTCAACGGTTCGAATTCGACATTGGCCTTGAGGTAGGTCAAGGCCTGCTCATCAGACGCCGACACCTCAACCACGCCCTTGGCCACCGACAACGTGCGATTGGTTTTGGGAATGATCAGGGTGCGCGACGTGTAGACCTTGTCGCGGAAGGTCAGCAGCAGATCTGCCGCCGGCGGTTGATCATCAGCGGGCAATTCGTTGGGTTTGGCCATGTTTTCTCCAGGCATAAAAAAGCCCGCACACGGCAGGCTGAATGGGTAATCGATTAATGCGTGTGATGGTTGCTGTTACCCGTGGCGTCGATGATCGCGGCAGCACTGGTGATGTTCTTCGTGGCGTGTAACGTCCCGTCGATCACCACTGCGCCAGTCAGCTTGATGGCCGTGGATTTGAGCGCCACCGAATCCGGTGTCAACGCCGCCTCGGTGCCGCCAACCTTGGCCGTCACGGCTTCATCGGTCACGACCACCGCAGTGCTGCCGACCTTGAGGGTGACCGTACCGGTCGGCAAGGTGATGGTGTAACTCTTGGCCTGCCAGTCGTAGACCAGCGAGCCACCATCGTCAAAACGCCAGACCTCCACATGATCGCGGTTGTCCGGTTGCGCACCGGCATCGCCGTATAGCCCGGAAATAAAGGTGCCCATGCCGGCCTGCCCGCTGGGGTTGAACAACACCCCCTGCTCGCCCAGGCTCGGCGCCCGCCAATGTCGTGCCTTCCCGGCCGCCAGGCTGTGCCAGCGCACCCAGGCGCTGGTCCACTCACCATTCGACACCCGCACCGCCGGTGCCGCCAGATCCACGCCGACCACTACGCACGGCATCAGCATGGCCGCGATCATGCGGTCATGCTCGGCACTGGCGTAACTCATGGCGAATCCTCCGGGGTGAACTCCAGCTCAATGGGGTAGTCGCCTCCCGGCGGTGCGTCTGATGGTTCGTCCGACCACGGCCATTCCTCAACCCCGAGGTACAGCTGATGGGTCCACTCGACCAGCCAGACGGCGTAGCCATCCAGCTCCGGCTTGGTCCAATCCTGCATGGCCTGAACGAACTCGGCCGGCTCGACTGCAACGCCCCAGGTTTGCATGCGCAGCAACACCGCCAATTGCGCTGCCAGGTGCGCGGCCTGCTGGCAATGTTGCGGCTTGATCGGATCAACAATAATCCGCGCCTCGAACCGGCATACCAGCGTGGTCTCACCGGTGCCAATGTCCTTGCCCGGCTCGATCTCGGCCATTTCCATAAACACCACGGGCAACGCAATGCGGTCCTTGATGTTCGGCCAGGCGGTGACCGCTTTTATACCCGGCAAGTTGCTCGCTAGATGCTGCTCAATCGCCCGGTAGAGCTGATCAAGGCTAAAAGGCTCATCAGACATTGGCCGTCCCCCTCAGGTACTTCTGCAGCTCAAAGTTAAATTCTTGCTGCAGGATTTCCAGCAACCGCGCATGGGCGCGTTTGATCCACGCATCGAAGTGCGGCCGTGCCTGCTCCAGCGACACCTTGGCCTTGGCCAGCGGAAAGCGATTGCCGTTTTCCGCGACCCACCCCGAACTGGCCCCGCCAGCACCCGACACCGTGCTGTCGGGATAGTCGTCCGCGTTGAAGTGCTTGCTGGCCGTGCGAATCCAGATGTCGGGTTTGTTGCCATAGACCTGCTTGAGAAAGGCGCCCTGATAGCGACGCCCAGCCACCGACACCCCGCTGCCGGATTGTCGTGCTCGCCCGATCCGACTGGACTCAATGGCATTGAGACCAAACCACAACTTGCCGCTGGTGGCTCCGCCGGAGACTGGGTAACTGCGCAGACGCTGACGCACCGCCGCAACGGCAATGCGCTCCTGCCGGCTAACGGCGCGGGCAATGTGCGTGCGCAGCCAGCCCAGCGTCTTGTTGATCGCCCGACGCTGAGCCGCAGCGGCTGCTTTCGGCACCAGCTTGGCAAAGTCCTCGAACGCTTGCAGGTCGGTGGCCGAGGACTGGATGGAGAGCATTCCGCCACCGGCCGACGATTTGAAGTAGCTGCCGACACTCATGCGCGCATCCTCAAGATCAGGGCGACCAAACCATCGCCGCTCGGCTCCAGCTGCAGCAGGTCGTAGTCGCCGCCACCGTCCAGCTCGGGCAGATCGACGGTAACCAGCAAGCCCTGTTCCAGACCGTGAGAATCGCTGACGCGGATTTCGAACCGAGGTTCGCGCAAACCGGTGTTGAGCTTGCCGATCTTCGGCTGTAGCCAAGGGGCGGAGAACATGCCCAGCACCGGCTCTTCGCGGCCCTCGATCCGCGCGCTGTCGCCCAACGTTTCAAACACCACCGCGTCAATGTTGCTGATCAAATCGCGAAACCCCATGACTACATCGTCAACAGGATCTGCGCACGAGGTCGGGTGCACAGATGTAGCGGGTTGGATTGCGCCTCGCCCGCCATGCCCTTGTTGAAGGGCAGCGGTTCGATTTTGCTGTAATACGGCACGCCCTGGGTGTTGACCGTTTCCATGTAGTCAGCTGGTGCGAAGGCCGAGATGTACAGATCCGGCACCCCTTCAGGCACCAGCAGCGCCTTGTCGTCATGGACGAACGACACGCCCGCCACCTTGCCGCGATAGCGCTCCCAGACGATCCCGCCAAACTCGAAACTTTCACGTGCATCGCCACGCAGTTCTGCGGCCTGCTGGCTGTTGAGGTAGGTCTCTTTGACCGACTTATGCACGATCAACTTGTTCCAGAAATTCTTGCCGCAGAACGCGCGCGAGCCGCTGCTGGTCACGTTACCCAGTGCATCTTCTTGCATGTCCAGCGCTTCACCGCATTTGACCCGCAACTCGGTGTTCGCATCGGCAAAACCCATCGGCATTGTCTGCCGCTGCACACCAAAGGCTGCGTAGATATCCAGCAGAGCGGTTGAACCATCGGCATCCAGCACCAAGCCGTTCAACGCGCCCATGCGCTGGAACTCGTGGGTAGCGTCCAACTGTCGGCGGGTCTTGGCAAGGCGGGCATTGACCACATCTTGCACAGCCTGTAGCTCGGTACGCGTACCAAAGGCGCGAATGCCTTGAATCTCGTCGGCCTTGAGGGTGAAGCGCTGAGGCAGGTGCACGGTGTTGAACGGGATCAGCTTGCGCTTGCTGGCACCGACCACCAGACCGGAGCTGCCACGTTCGCCGGCTGGCACCAGGGCCAGGGTGTCGCCGTCCTTCTCGATCTGTACGGTCAGGGTCGTGATGCCCTCTTCCTGGAATAGGCCGAGCCCACTGATGCGCCCTGGCAGGTAAGGTTGTTCGTTGATGGCTGCAGTCAGTGCCGCAACGGTGAATGCTTCGTCGTCAAAAATGGCGATATCAGCCATGTGGGTACTCTCCAGAAATGCAAAACCCCGCACGCTGCGGGGTCAGGGTAAAAGGGGATCGACTTAGCGGACGATCAGAAATTGTTGCGCCAGGGTCTTTTCGGCATCGAGATCGAGGCCGGTCAGGTGCACTTCGCTGATCTCCGCCAGACGCACCACGGCACGACCGCGACGCACGATGTCCGACTCACCCAACGGGCCAAACAGGATGGCGACCGCTTTCTCGCTACCGTCCTCGGCGACCGGATCGTAAGCCGCGAACTCACCCGACACGGTGACCAGGCCAAGCACCTGGCCCGGCCAGAGTGCGGGACCTGCCGCCACGTTGATGGTTTCCCGCGAGATATTGCCGGGGCCTTCGGACAGGAGGAACTCGCCCGCGTGAATTGGCTCTTGCTTGATGGTCATGGTCTAGCTCCTTTTCCCGGAGGGGGTTTGTGCTGCTTTACGAGCGGCGTAGATGTTGGTGTGGTCGGGCTGCTTGGCCTGAGTTTTGGGTGGCGGGTCAGTGGCCAGTGGCTGACTGTTGTCGATCTCGAAACCACCCCCTTTAACGAGCTTGTCGAACAGCCGAACGCGAACGGCGTCAGCGTCAAGCCCGGCCACGACATACTCAGCGGTGAGCTCAGGAAGTCGGGCCGCGATACACAGGTCGTGCACCGCTGATGCTCGGGCCAATGCGGCCATGACCACCGATTCACTTGCCAGCTTGGTCGAGGCAATGAGCGGCTCGACCAGGTTGCCGATGCCGGCCTTGTTGCAGTGCTGCGTGATCATGACGGCCAGCTTGGCCGAGTCCTGCACGACCGGTACGACGGGTGGATCGTCCGGTGTGGGTGGCTCAGGCGGCTCATCGAGCTGATCCAGCAATGCCTTCGGTGCATTTTGAAAACGTTGCAACGCACCACCCTGACCGATGCAGGCTTTGACTTTGACACCCTCGCCCACCTCATCGGCCAGACCCAGCGCCACCGATTCGTTCGCCGTCAGCCAGGTTTCGGCATTGACCATGCGACGCAACTCGATCTCGTCGATGTCAGGCGCCTTGGATTTGTACGCCGCAATGATCACCTCGGTGGCCTGATCCAGCGCCGTGGCCACTTTGCGCAGCCCCTCGGCATCACCTGAGGCATAGGTCCAAGGGTTATGGATCATCAACATGGCGTTGGCCGCGATCACTACCTTGTGGGCACCACATACCGCCACGCTGGCCGCGCTCGCAGCCAATGCATCGACATGGCCGGTGCAACGCTCGCCCAGCCGGGCCAACGCGTTGTGAATAGCGAGGCCATCGAACAGGTCGCCACCGATGCTGTTGAAGCGGGCCGAGACCTGAGACACGCCGTCATCCAGCGCCGCCAGATCTCGAACGAACTGATTGGCGGTAATGCCCCAGCCACCGATCTCGCCGTAGACATAGACCTCGATAACACGCTGCTCAGCCTCACCAGAGACGGCCAGGTTGTACCAGTGCTTGTCCTGGGTCGCAGGCGGTGCGTCCGCCTTGCTGAAAATACGCAGAGGGTGCAGATTCATGGTTTCTCCTGATCGTCGTTTTTGTCGTCGACCTCGGTTAGCGTTTTGTAATTGAGGCCCAGATTGCGAGCCCGCTCGGCATCGGCAGCGTTTTCTGCATCGACCGTTTCGGCATCGGTGCCGGTGCGCAGGCACATTTCACTGCGTGATCCGAACCCGGCGTTGACCTCCAGCATTCGTGCCTGCACATCCTGCACGGGTTGCAGGTAAGCCCAACCTTGTGGCACCCAGCGGGTTCGCAGGTATTTGCGACGTTGTTGCGCGTAGTCGGTCAGATCAAGCACGCCGGACAGCACCGCCATGTCCATCCAGGCGGCCCGCACCGGGCGACACAATTGGTGGACGTAAACGCCGAATTGCAGCTGCTCCAAGCGGCGGCGGAATTCGTTCAACACCACCCGCAGCGCCCGATCGTTGACCCCGCGCATGTCGCCGGTGAGGATCTCGTAAGGCGTGCCGCTACCCGCAGCCGCAGCCATCAGTTGCTGCCGCATAAAGTCCGGGTAGTTATTGCCCCCGTCCGGCGGCGTGGAGAACTCGACTTCCTCGCCTGGCGCCAGCTCCTGCATGCTGCCGGGCTCCATCGCCACCATCGGCGTGAAGCCGTCGCTGTCGGGGTTGAGCGGCATGCCGGTCACCGGATCGAGAGGTTGCTGGCCGGCGTCGGGTGCAGGCCTTTTGATAAAACCTGCAAACAGGTTCGCCACCTCTTGGCGGAACAGCACCGCGTCGTCGTAGTTGTCGAGACTGCGCAGGCGCTTGAGTACCGGCGACAAACGCGGCACCCCGCGCAACTGACCCGGCTCGATCGGCTCAAAGATATGCAGCACCTGAGCGGCCGGGACGCGGACCAGTTGGTTGTAACCGCTGTTTAATGACGAGGCATCGCGTGGATGCGCCCGGTACATCCAGTAGGCCACCCGTCGTCCAGACGGGTTGAACTCGATCCCAGCGCGGATAATGTTGCCGTCGCGGGTGGTTTCGAACTTGTCGTGCGGGACAAACTCCGGGGCCAGTACCTGGATCTGCAAGGGGACCGCGAGTCCTTCGCTGAGACTGCGTGGACGCAACCGCACAAAGCACTCGCCCGAGGTTTCCACCGTGCGCGCCACTAGGGCCTGCTGGCCGTAGAAGTCGGTCAGGCCATCGGCATCAGACTCGTCGGTCCAGTCCTCCCACAACTCCTGCAAGGCGTTGCGCAGTGCATCATCCTTGATCTTGGGACGCGGCGTGATGCCGGTGCCGATCAGGTTACTGACCCGTTTATCGATGGCGTTGAAGGCGTACGGGTCATTACGCACCGCCGCGCGCGAACGCGACCGGAGGTTGCGCAACGCCGGCATGACAATGCTGTTGATGCCGTTGTCGGGTGCATCCCAACTGACCGAACGGCGTCCCTCTCCGGCGCCTTCGTAACTGGCCTTGATGCGATCCGGCAGCAGGAATCCGTTACGGGTGAGCGTCGGATAATGTGCCATTAGACCCCCTTGCCCGCGTGGTACAGCCGAATCACGCGGGAGCGCGGCGGGCCTGCATTGACCAACGAGGTACGAATCTCGTCGCGGGCCTTGAGCAGATCGTCCACGTCGCGGTATTCGACCGTGCGATCGCCGTAGCGGACGATCTTCTCGCCGCGTGCAATGGCGCTCTCGATGGCTTCGAGGTGTTTCGAGGTAAAGGCCATATCAGCGTCTCTTCAGATAGCCGCTGGTGGACACACGGCGTTGAGGTTGCGAGGCTGTTGCCCGCGTTGAAGCAGCAGGTGCAGCGGGTAGTGGTACAGGCCTCGACGCGGGCGCCGAAACCGGTGCGGGTGTCGCTTCGGCTTCGCCTTCGACGCGATGGCCTTGCACGGGCCTGACGCCCAGCTCAGCGTCGAACAAGCCGGACTGCGCCATGGCCTGTCGGACCCGGTCCCAGTCATGTTCGTGGTAGCGATTGAGGCCCAGGTAATGCGCCATCGCCAGGCAATACACCATCAGGTCGAGCGCTTCGTTGCGCTCGGCCTTGCCCTTGACCCATTCGATACGCTTGTGGCCCTTGATGTAGCGGGTCACCTTACGTTCGACGACGCACTGCTCAAAGAACTCGTCCGGCAGGTCGTTGGCAAAGTGCAACGCGCCAGGGCCTGACTCGAACGCGTAGCGGTTGTAGATCCAGTCCTTGGCGGTGTCAGTACCGACGAACCACAGTTCAACGCCGTTGCGTTCGGTCTGGCCCTTCCAGGTCACGTCCATCATGGAGGGGCGTTGCGCGATGACGTTCCTACCTGGCTTGCTCGCCCCCTTGACCGCAAACACGTTGCGCCAGCGTCGCAGGCGGCAGAACTGGTAAACCTCGTCGGTGTGGTGACCACCGGAGTCGACCGCCGTGGCGAGGATCGCCAAGCCCACACCGCACGGGTGCCGGTAGCGAACCTTGAGCTTGTCGTCCAACACCGACCAGGTGCTTTCGTTGGCCGGGTCGCCCCAGATGATCTGGTGATCAATGACCCAGCGCTCCATGCCGACGCCGAAGCCCATCACCATCAGTTCAAGACGGTTGGCCTGAACGTCGACAGAAGCGGTCAGCATCAGTACGCCCGAGGACATCGAGCCGACCCCGTAGGTCTCCAGCCGCGCCCGAGCAATCAGGACGGCGGCCTTGGTTTGCTCCTGCGCGCTGTCCCAGACCTTGGCGAGGCGGGTGTTGTAAAACACCTGCATGGGCTCAAGGTCGCCTTTGACCTGGGCCTTTTTGGCCTTCTCAAACTGTTTGGCCAGGGTCTTCCAATCCATCCAACCGAGCGGCGAGTACAACGCGTTGAGGTGGAAGCCCACCGTCTCGCCGTCGCCCTCGGCATGGGCACGCCATTCACCTTTGGCGAGCATTTCGCCCTTGTGATATTCCTCGATCAGCACATCGCAATCAGGACCAGCGCATTGGTAGTGCACAACGCTGTAATCTTTCGAGTAGTGCAGCCGCTCCCACTCCAGAGATTGCATATGCCCGCAGCTCGGACACGGCACGTAGTAGTATCGCTGGTCGCTGCCTTCGAACAGGTCCGAGATCCGAGAAGCACCCTTGATCGTTGGCGAACTGGAGAAGTAAAACTTCGCATTGCGGCCAAAGGTACTCCCCCGGGTTTCCGCCAGTTCGATGGGGTCGCCCTCTTCGCCGATGTCCACTTCCCAGCGGTCGATCTCGTCGCCGTAAACGTAGCGCGCCGACAACTCGGACAGGTTGGCCGCCGAGCCGGCGGTCGTGACGTACAGCGATCCACCCTCAAACTCCTTGGTGTCCATGGTGTTGCGTGCATCGCGCGATCGACTGGATGCGACACGCTCCCGCAGCACCGGTGTGGCTTTAATCGTTTTTCCAATCCGCGAGGACACCCGCTTTGCCAAACCAAGGCTGGGCAACAGGGTCAGAATGTTGGATGGCGCCATGTGGATCAGACCACCGATCCAATTCAAGGCAATCTGCGTTTTCATCAACTGCGAAGCCACCATGGTGACCACGCGTTTACAACGATGTGACGGTGATAAACACCGCATCGGTTCGCGTGCATAAGGCGTTCGCGATGTACGGTATTTACCGGGTTCGGCAGCACCCGTGTCACGCGGGATACGCATGTACTCGTCGGCCCACTCATCAACCCAGAGCGCTGGCTCTGGACGTAGCCCACGGTAATACGCCTCGCGGTACACCTGTGCACCGTTGGCATATTCGGCAGGCATAGGTCTAGCTCGTGGTCGTTACAGCGTGAATAAAGTCTTCGGTGGCGATGCGCTCGGCATCCTCAAGCGTGCTACGGAGCTCTTTCATCAGGTACTTTTCGATATCCCAAGGATCATTCATTGCTGACAATTCGGGGGCGAGCTGGGGCGGCAGCGCCAAGAGCAGGTCGCGCACCATCCGACCTGACGCGAAAGCAGCCTCATCTACGACTGCTCGCTCTACCAACTCACCGCTCGCTTGGAGTACTTCGGTCTCAGCCTTTTCAGCCTGGGCCAGCGCTAGCCGAGTTCTGGCTTTTTGGTAATCCGGCGCAGCCGTGGAAATCGCGGCGGGCGATGCATGCGGGAACACGGGCTCTGGCTCTTGGTGGCCGAGGACCAGCGGAACTTTGCCGAGGGAATTACTACGGGAGGGATCGCTGGTCATCGCCAGGTATTGTTCACTTGCCTCGACGTCCACTTTACCGTCGAGGGTCAGGACCAGTCGGCCACGTTGGACTAGCTTGCCGACGTATTGCCGGGACCAGCCCTTACTGTTCGCATACTCCGTGCGGCTCAAAATGGTCATGTAAACCTCCTGTCAACCAAGGGCTGTCAACCGCCGTCAACCTCTGTCAACCGACGTGGAAAAATTACCCGCTAACACTTTCCCGCGGGTTTCCGACCCCGTACCCTCCGAATAACCCCAGGGTCCCCGGCGATTTTCGGCGCCCCCGCCACGGCGGCGACACCTCACTAGCAACCGAGCACTAGGCTCTTCGGGTTCTCAAGGGAGAGGGAACTATGCAAACTCCCGAAGCGCCTCTTGCAAGCGCTTGGCTTTCACAATGGCTTCGGCATTGCTTTCGCGTTCAGCCTCAACCGTCAGGGCTACCTCTTCGATGCGGCCAGCCAACGCCTTCATGCGCTTGCTGAACTCATCAGACAGACTCACCACCTCGCCCGACAGAGTCGCTAAAACATCCAGTGCGCCCTCGGGTGACCTGATCAATACAACGGCCTGCTTGGCTGACTGAGTCACGGCCTGTTCCTTCTTCGGTTTTGGGGTTGCTGGATCACGCTGAAAATTTCCGCCTGTTGGTTCCCGGATAAGCCCGGCGTCTTTGAGCTCACCGAGTGCACGGCGTATGGCATAGGCCGATGCACCACTGGCGTTGGCAGCCAGCACGGCACCGTGAATATCCCGAGCGCTCCAAGATGATCGAATGGGTACATAACCAAAGACTTTTTGAGCAATAGAGGATTGCCCTGCAAGCATCTGCTGCTGCCTGGATTCATTCATTTCAGGAGACCTGCTTATTGTGTGGCTGGTGAAAGCTATTCGGAGCGATTCGATTGGGCGGACACTTCGCTGACGCCCAGCCGCTTGGCTGCCCAACGCTCGTAGAGGCCGATGGCAACATCGGCGCCGGCCATCGCGGTCAGGCAACCCAAGCTGCCAGCCGCCCAGATCGACATACCCGCCGCGATCATCAGCATCATTGCCGACACCCCGCACGCAATGCAGGCACCGGACCGCAGCGCCAATCGGCGCAACAACACCCAGCCACGCGCACCGTCTTTATCCGCCCGCCACATCTCACCCGAAACGCCACCGACCAAAGCCAGGACGATCACTAACCAAATCGGCATCTCTGCCAGCGCTTGCTGCTCATTTGTCATGTTGTGCCTCAAGTGAAGGAGTGTGCTGAACACAAAAAAGAAAACCCCGCCGGGGGGCAGGGTTTCAGTGTCCTGGCCAGAGCAAGGACGGAGTGCACAGCACGTGCTCGGGGAGCGCCGAGGCGCAAATTTCATATCATGGGCACTTTTTACCCCCCTCCGGAAAAACCGAAAAGAGGCGATTTTCGGTAGGTCAGCAAACGACATGAATACGACCACAATACGACCACAATACGACAAAGAGCCCCGACGAACGGTAGTTAGTAGGCCCGGGCACGCTTGCTTGTTGATGCTCGGGTTAGGTTGGTATCGAGCGCACCACTGCGTCGATCAAGTCCTCGGGTTGTGGCACTGCGAACCGTTAGGATGAGTTGCACTTGTTGATGCAGGCGATGAACCCAGTTTCTGTAGGTCCGGTCCGCGTCCTCAGCAAGCTGTAGCAAGCGCATTTGTTCACGCACCGTCATCGGAGGTTGGGCCAGGTAACGATTGCGAGCCAGTAGCGCCAACTGAGCGCCCTTCTCCGATTGACGTTCAAGTTGTGCAACTGCGGCGGCAACTTCGCTACTGGCGTGATCCATGCCACCACCGGCCGACATCATGAGATCCCGAGAGCCGGGAGTGCCGCGTGGAGCGCATCCACCGTATTGCATGATTGTCGCCATCGGACTTCCCAACCCACCACCGTCGCCAACCTGGCAGTGCTGATTGCCCCAGTGCTGCATCAATGCTTCCATTTCCTCGATCATCGCCCTTTCCCCCGGAAAACCGAACCCAACACAGAAAGACCACTACCCAACACAAACCCAACACAAATAAATCCCTTTAAAATCAATACTTTTAATAACTTTGAGTTGAGTGTGTTGGGCTTGTTGGGTTTTTCTGCCCTCGCATAAGAAAAAAAATCACCCGTCGCTTTCAGTGCAAATAACGTCACGCATGCGCGCACGCGACGCCAAACCCAACACACCCAACACAACAGCCGTAAACCCGCGTAAATAAAGGCCTGAAACTGTGTTGGGTAGCGAAAGCCAACCCGACACACACCCGACACACCCAACACACTTTTAGGCGTAGTCATGCGGCAGCCGCCTTGATGTGGTCCCAGTTATCCACATTCCAGCCCGCCAGTTTCGCCCTTGCCCGCCAGGCGACGACCATCGCGCCCAGCTCGGCCGACTTCAGTGATGGGGGCGGGGAAGCATCCTGATCAACCGGAAAGAAGAACGCACCAAACTTGCGATTACTGCCATCTGTCCACGGTATCGAACGCGTCTTTTCCACTTCGGAATTGATGAATAGGGAAAACTTCGTCTGACTCATCACGTGTTCTTTGTTGCGCTGACACCACTCAAGGAAGAGCGAGTAGAGGTCGGTGGAAAGACACGGCCCCCAGAGTCCCTGACCCAGTTCGCTGTATTTCCACAAGTGCAGGAACGTCTGCCAACCGGCCCGACTCAAGGCCACCAGGCGTTCACGGGCGTCAGTCGATGGCGGACGCGTCCGCTGATTGAAGTCACCCAAATCAACCGACAGCAGCCAGCCATACAGGGCCGCGACTCCACCCTGCTCCAACTCCCGCCCGATGGCTTTCTGGCGATCGACCGGCAACGTCTCCAGCGGCCAGACCACCAGCATTCGGCGATCACTGTCACTGATCGGCCACGGCATGATCTCGTTGCTCAGGAAAACCGCGTTCATATGGTTGGATTCCTCCCAACCGTTGATGAACTTGGATTCCATCCGCACCGTTTTGCCCGTGACAAGGTGCTTGATCTTGCCCACCTGGTTGTAGCGCTGATCTCGACTCACAACCTCTTCGAAAACTGCCCACAATTTGCGGCTTTGCCATGCGTTGAAATTGCTTTCCAGCTGGGTCTGTCCGACTGTCGCGGCGTACTGACCGTAGAGCTTGCCAAAGGTATCGGCGAAAAACAGACTCTTACCCGATCCCTCCATGCTGGAATGCATCAGCACCGCGGTATCCATCTTGGCCCCCAGGTGCTGTAACGGATAGGCCAACCAGCGAGTCAGCCAGATCGCCGCATTTTCATCGTGGTTGCACAGGAACGAAATCAGCCAACGCAGGTTCGCGCAGGCGTCATCATCCCTCACCGGCTCCAGCGGCAGGCCATCAAACGTGTTGATGTAAACGCTAGGGTCTTTGGTCATCGTCGGATCAAAGACGATATGGTCAACGTCAACCACCCGCCGCTCGCCACTGTTCAACCACAGCGCGTATGCGTCGCCCAAGGCCATTTTCACTGCACCTTCGGCAACACGCCGCTTCTTCTCGCGATCCCAAACATCTTTCGTGCCATCGATGTAGACGTAACGCTCGGTCGGTGGCATTCCGAACGCACCACCCTTTTTGCCCGCCATCCGCCGCGACTGCTCGATGTCGCGCACGTGGTCATCCGAAATCAACTTGCGATTCTCAGTGTCCTCCAACCACTTTTTCGCCAGAGGCTTACCGACACGCGCTTCAAATGCCGACTTCTTCATCACCCGCGCCTGGTCAAAGTCCCACACATGCGTGGTGCCCTCTACCAATGCAAATCGCCGAAGGATGTGCTCGAACGTTAACGCGTCCCCCGCCCCCCCATCAGGAGCCGGAGCGGCCTCGCTGCCTTCGTCGGGCACAAAGTCCGGCTCGCTCAGGTCACAAGATGGGGTCGGGGGAAGATCACGCGGATCCGGGCGCGAAGAATGTTGCATACCCAACAATCGCGCCGCGTCCTTTACCGCCCGCGACTGATCGCCATCATGCTGCAACAGACAGAACACCTCGAACGCATCGTTCTGATGCCCGTTCGCGAGCGGATCAGCGCCGTGGTGCGAGTAAACCTTGCCGTCGTCGCTGACCGTTACACCCGGCATCCCGGTGCTGCTATGCGGATACAGCCACTTACTGCCGCGCTTGATGTAGTCGTGTGCGCGCAACAGCTCTTCAACGTCGTGGCTGCGATTGAATTCATCAATAACCGATGGCTTGCCTGCGGCAGGCGGTGGACGCTTGATGACTTTCGCCGGAGGTGTCTTCGGTTTCGGCGCCCACGGACACGCGGCCTCGGCATCGCGCTTGAAGATGTCCCAGTGGTTCCAGATCTTAAGCAACTCAGGCGCAAGCACCGGCAAGCCATCAACAGAGCTCGGCGGCGTGCGCCAGGTGTAGGGCTTACCAGTACCCGGGTGAATAGATGGCGGCAACACGTCTTGCACCAACCCACCACGCAATTCGAACACGGTGATGCGCTGGTACTCCTCGGCCTCGGCACGCGCCTCGGCCTCACCTACTACATCACCAGCGTCCTTGGCAGCTTTGGCCTTAGCGGTCAGAGCCTTGTGGATCGAACCATCAGGGTCTTTTTCATTCGGCCACGCAAGCGAATGACGGCTCAACTCAACGCCGTCAGGGACGCGGAACATAATGCGGAATCGTGCAGGGTTACCTACTACTGTCGGAAACACCAAGGCCATTGCATCAAGGTCAACTTCCAAAAGGTCATACAGCACGCGGCGAGTCCACTGAACGTCATCAACATCCAGCGAGCAGACACGGCTTGGTCCCAAGACGACGCCAAGGTTGTGCTGAGGCTTCTTTTCCCAGAACGCGGCAGCCTTCCCCGACTCCGTGAAGTAACCACCAGGTTGATTCCAACCCTTTCCCTTCGGCCCCTTTTCACCGGGTTCTATCGGGACGAGCGCCAAGCCAAATGTTTCAATGTAGAACTGAGCCCAATCAGCAGTAGGCAAACGGTCGCCGTGATCACTCATCTGCGCCGCTCCCGCAACCCCTGGCAACTGACGCAGGTCGCACAACCCTGGATCGTCTGCTGGCGAAGTAGCGGGATAGGTTCGTCGCAATCCTCACAGATTTGCGCACTGACGGCGCAGGTTGGACGCGGACGGCGATCCAACGCCACCTGCAGGAAGTACTCGGCCTGGTCGTTCGCGATATCGATAACATCAGTCATCTTGGCGAGCCTCCATCGCTTCCCTGGCCCCGGCCATGATGCCCAACACCGCACGAATTACGTCGTTACCGTGTTTCTCCAGGCATTCAACTTCGTGCGGCTCCCAGACGTTGTCGGCAGCACCTTCGTGCATGCTGGAAACAAATAGGCCGGTCTGGTGCAGCACCTTGCTGACCGCGAGCAAAGCTTCCTTGGTCGGCGCCGCCGGTTCCGGCTTGTACCAAACCATCCCTGCAGGCCGCATCAGGGCATCCAGCAACAAAGGATTCCCCGTCAGGCGGATGACCTCTTCCAGCTCATCAGGATCGAGCCACCGGCGCTCTTCGTCGTGCTTGAGTTTCTTCTGGAGGGTGTCGTAATCGATGACCATGTCCAACGCCAGAGCAGTCACACCGCCCCGATAATCATGGCCTGCCCGGTAAAGGGCTTTGCGTAGCGAAAGGACCGGACCTGCGCCCGGCAAAAGATCTGTGCGACTCATAACCGTAAATCCCCTATTTACGGTGTGGCCGTAGAGCCAAACACGCTCTATTCTACGACCACGACCGATGTGCTGTGCGAATCGTGCTGTGCAGCACGGTTCATCGTTCCAGTCGGCCCAGGGGATTCTTATGGTGAGAGGTCCTGGGCCGACGCGCTATGTAGCGACTTGCATGTACGTGTAGCTCGTTACTCCCGGCCTGGTGTTTCTTTGGTGAGAGGTTTCAGGCCGGTGTTTCATGTGGCGGTATGGTGTGTGCTGCGTACCGCCACCGCTGGGCTGGGGGATTCTTATGGTGAGAGGCCCCAGCCCAGCACTTTTTATTTAGCCTTTGAGCCACGCAGATATGCCCAATCAATGTCTGGTCGAAGCTGCTCACAGGTAACTACACCTTGAGTCTCACGCTCGATACAAACAGCCAGCCCGACACTAGCCCTTCGGTTTCCATAAGCGACTTGCCTCAGCTGCCCTGCAGATGTGAGACAGCGCACTGCAAACGCATCAAGTGCAGATTTATCTAAAGCTTTGATGTAGTCGTGCAAAGTCATAGCCGTCTCCTGTCGTGCCACAAGATTAGCAATTGCTAAACAACAGGGCAATAGCAATCTGTAATTTACTAACTGCTAAATGAGCGTAAAAATTCACGGATGAATATTAATGAACTCCGCGTGCAAGCATTGAGGCGCCTGATCGGTCTCATGAAGGCTAAAGAATTTGCCGACAAGTATGATCTTGACGCTTCTTACATCTCGCAGCTCTTAAATGGACATAGGCCCATGGGGGAGAAAGCTGCGAAGACGCTAGAGCAAAAAATCGGCCTACCTGCCGACACTTTAGTCATGCCGTCACACTCCACCAGCGTACAACCGAGCCCCGATCTGCACCCCGGTCCAGAATTTACGAGGCCTTTCCGGCGCGCAACCATCCGAGGTACAGCCCAGTTGGGTCCAAATGGATATTGGGAGGCTCTAGAAGCAACGGACGGGTGGATTGACGTCCCCACCACCGACCCTGGTGCTTACTCATTAAGGGTTAAAGGCGAGTCAATGGCACCAGCCATTCGAAATGGCTGGGTCGTTTGGTGCGAACCGAATCACAGCCTCATCCCTGGGGAATATGTGATGGTTCGACGCGTGAATGGTGAGTGCATGGTGAAGGAGCTTTTGTACGAAAATCAGGATGAAGTCAGCCTAATGGCCGTAAACGATGGATATGGCCGATTAACCATTCCTCGTAACGAAATTGAGCAGATTCACTATGTCGGTGGCATTGTTCCACCGAGCAAAATCAAATACTGAGCTCTTCACTTAGCTTCAAAGCCCGCATTAAGCGGGTTTTTTTTGGCCTGAGAAAAAGATAAATTAGCATCTGCTATTGCTAATTTTTTTAGCTGTTGCTAATTTTGGATCGTACCCCTCTCACCAAAGAGTACGAGACATGCAAACCACACAGCACAGCAACACACGTTGCCAGGTCTACCTGCACCCATCTGCCTGCAGCAGCCGTGCGGCCGTAGAAGCGATCCAGCGCCGTACCGGGCTTCTGGTCATCACTACCCCAAAAGGCCGCACTACGGCCGTCCCCTCTCGCAACGCAGAAGCATCTGATGACAGCTCCTCGCCATTCGGAGGGGACGCAGCATGAAGCAAATCTTAATCGGACTCTCCGGCCGCGCCCGGACCGGCAAAACCACCGCAGCCAATCACTTGGCGAACGTGCACGGCCTTCAGGCATACGCATTCGCGGACCCGCTCCGCGATGGGTTGATGCAGATTTTCAATCTGAGCCCGTGTGACTTTGACGACGCGCGCAAAGAGCAACCCATCGATTGGCTCGGCCGCTCCCCTCGTGAACTGATGCAGTCGCTGGGGACTGAATGGGGCCGCGACATGGTTCACCCCGAGCTTTGGCTTCTGCTTGCTGAGCAGAACCTCGAGTTCCTGGCTCAGGCCTACGACACCGCGACCGGCTTCGTGATCAGTGACCTGCGATTCGAGAACGAAGCCGACTTCGTTCGTAAGCGCGGCGGAATCGTTCTCCACATCCTTCGTTCTGACGCAGCCGAGGTGAATCCACACGTCAGCGAATCGGGCATTGGCATTCAGGACAATGACCTGGTGCTGCACAACAACGGCTCACTCGACGACCTGTTCGACCAGATTGATGAGCACTTCACGGCCCTGACCGCTCGCTCGCGCATCAACGCAGCCTGAGGAGAAAGCCATGAACCGCACCCTGGACGAAACGGCCGCCGTACTCGGCCTCAAACCCCGGAAATTCCGCGAGCAACTGCGCGCGCTCCGCGTGCTGACGCAAAGCGGCGACCTGGCCAGCCACCACCGTGGCGGCGGCAATCTGTTTTCAGACCCGCGCAGCGTCCAGATCGGAACCACCAACCGTTTCAAGCACTACGCCGTGGTGATGGTCACCGAGGCCGGTGTGCCATGGCTGGCAAAGAAGCTAGGCATCACCATCACGCACAAGGACGCCGCAGCATGAAAACCAATTACTTCAACGCTTACACGCAAGCCCTCGGCGCCCTTCGGCTGATTCCAATCTATCTGGACAGCCCAGGCGTGGTCAGTCGTGCCACGCTGATTGGTGCCGCCTGCGAAGCCATTGACCTGCTGGACAGCATGCCTTGCCGCACAGTGGAACTGGCCGAGGTCTTTCGCTGCGTCAACGACGTGATTCAAGAGGGCCAAGTGGCCTACGTCACCCCCACCAACTCGCCCGAGTTCCCCTTCGGCGCGGTGGTCGCTGACGAAAAAGGTCAGATCTGCGCCGCAGCGAAGGGCAAGAGCAAAGAAGGCCTCGCCGAATTGATCCGCCTCAAGTTGCTGCCCCCATCGGAGGGGCTCGGGGAGGACGCTGCGTGAGCAACACCATCGATCAATTGCGAAAGGAATGGGCGACACCATGCCCAACGCTAACAGCCATCCGCGAGCGCTACTTCTCTCACATATCTAGCGATCGCTACCTACTACGCCGCATCAGCGCTGGGCGAATCGAATTGAAAGTCACTCGCCTGGGCGGGGCAGGGAACAAAGGCACAGCAGTTGTTTACCTGCATGACCTGGCCGCCTACCTCGATGCCCAAGCGGCGAAGCAAGCGGCCTGATTCAACGGTGGCCCCTGCCGTCCAGAGGCAAACAACATCCACACAATGAGGCACAGCACATGAGCAAAGCTCGTCCCTTCATCGACACGTTACGGGATATCGAGGCCGGAGGCCTGCTCGATGAACTCAGCGAAACCCAACACAGCCTGATCGACGCGATCCGCCAGACCGGCAAGGGCGGAGAGCTGACAATCAAGCTGACTTATAAGCCAGACGGCAGTGGCCAGATGACCATCAAGGCCGACGTCAAAGCGAAAGAACCGATCCTGGCTCGTGGCACATCACTGTTCTTCCTGACGCCCGAAGGCAACCTGACCCGCCGCGACCCACGGCAACAGGACCTGACGCTACGTACCGTCAGCGAAGATCAGGCGCCCGAAAAATTGCGCCACGTTAGTCAGTAATTCTGCCTCCAAAACCTCTCACCACAGCATCACCCCATGGAGCACATCCAATGCAACAAGCAATTCAAGAGCTGGTCACCCTCGCCCAAGCAATCGGCAAGCCGATTGATCACCTAGGGCTGAAGGCGCCCATTGCACTGCTACCAAACAGCGTGAGCATCAATGACCTTGAACACCTGCTGCCGAACCCCACTCGCACGCGCCAGAAACTCACGGTACTGGACGCTGAGTCGTTCATTGCGTACGTGAACCGATTCGCCGACTCCGCGACCGCAGTGTTCTGCAATGGCCCCGAAGGCCGCACTTTCTCTGCCGTCATCGACTATCACCAACCAGCTAGCCCCGCCTGGCGCGACCACATCGCCACTTACCGCTGCCCGACCACCATCGAGTGGGGCCGCTGGAAAGAAACCGATCGTAAACGCATGGATCAGGCCACCTTCGCCGAGTTCATCGAAGAGAACGTCAAGGACATCACCCAGCGCGAAAACGAAGCAAACGACCCAAGCGCTGCCGACATGCTGGAAATCAGCCGCACCCTGGAAGCCAAGAAAAACATCACCTTCCGCCAAGGCACCCGACTCGACAACGGCCAGGTTCAGCTGACCTACAACGAAGAAATTGACGGACGTGCCGGCGAAGCAGGCCAACTGCGCATCCCCGAACAATTCTTCATTGCCGTGAAGCCCTTCCTCGGCGGTGACGCTTTCTGTGTCCCGGCCCGCTTTCGCTACCGCATTCTGGAAGGTCGCCTGCAAATGTGGTTCGAGCTGGTGCGCCCAGACAAGGTGCTTGAAGAAGCTTACAACGCCGTTCGCCAGAAGATTCAAAGCGCAATCGGCGACGTCCCCCTGTACGAAGCCACCCTGTAACTAAACCCCAAGCAACACCCCGCCGCCGGCCTCTCACCAAATATCCCGGCGGCGGGCTCTTTCGAGGTACACAGCACATGACCACAATTCAAATTTGCGCACTGATCGTTCTGACCATACTTGTTGGTCTCACCTATTGGGCAGGCTACCGCGGCGGCCTGATCGATGGCCGAATTGAAGGCGTTGACGAAGGCAAGGCCATTCAGCAATCAGAAAACTCAGAGACTATCCAGGATCTGCAGCGATCGATCGATCAGGCCCACGCCAACAACAAGCAACTGAGCTCCAACTACGAACACGCGCTGGCCACCTCGAAACTGGGAGAGCCAGAACGTCTGACCCTGTTGGCCATCGCAGAACAACTGCGAATCGCCGCCGAGACATTCAGCGCATTTCGCACTGGCAAAAAACTCGAAAGAGACACCGTTGCACTCCGCGATCAAGCGCTCGCCATGGCAACCCTTCTGGAGCCGGCAGCGCTGGAGAATGCAGCATGAAAAACCAAGCTACCGCCACTCTTTGCATCTATCACGCAAACTGCGCTGATGGCTTCGGGGCCGCCTGGGTTGTTCGTAAAGCGCAAGGGCCCGATGTGGAATTCCATTCCGCGCACTACGGTGATCCGGCCCCTGACGTCACGGGCAAGAACGTCATCATTGTCGACTTCTCCTACAAATACGACGTGCTCGTAGAGCTGGCAGATAAAGCCGCGTCGGTACTCGTGATCGATCATCACAAGACAGCCATTGCCGACCTGGCCGATGTACCGCCAGCAGAACTGCACTTCGAGGCACAACAAAAAAATAGCACCGGGAAACTTCATGCGCTTTTCGACATGAATCGATCAGGCGCCGGCCTGACCTGGGACTTCTTTTTCCCTGTACAGCCACGACCGCCATTGATCAACCACATCGAAGATCGCGACCTGTGGCTTTTCAAGCTCGAAGGTACCCGCGAGATCATGGCGGACCTGTTTAGCTACCCACAAGACTTCGCGACCTGGGACCGTCTCTTCGCTGACGAGATCAACTGGATACGCCTTGACGGTGTGGCCATCAATCGCCAGCACCAAAAGACTGTGGCCGACCTGGTGCGCACCACCAAACGCTGCATGCTCATCGGTGGCCATGATGTACCCGTCGCAAACCTTCCATTCATGTTTGCGAGCGATGCCGGCGCTGTTATGGCTGAGGGCGAGCTCTTCTCCGGCTCTTACTTCGATACTCCTGATGGGCGAAGCTTTAGCCTGCGCAGCACAGACGCCGGCATGGACGTTTCCGAAATCGCCAAACAGTACGGCGGCGGAGGTCATCGCAATGCCGCTGGCTTCAAGGTTTCGTTCGATCATTCTCTTGCGCAGGGCCGGGTGACTGGACAGGTATCTGCCGTCGAGACACCAGAAGTTTTGGCGGTCGTAGCGAAAACGGAAAGTGCTTTTCCGGAAACGATGGTGATCCATCGGGATGCCATTGACGCAGTACCCCTCGGAACCGAGTTGATCGATCGCGCCCACTTCACACGACTGCAAGCCGAGATTTCCGCGCTGAGAGGTTTGACGCCAGGTCTGCCGCCCCGCCCACCCGAGGGACAAGGGTTGCCACGTTATGGACTCCGCTGGAACGGCCCCAGCCAACCACTGGCGGTACCCATGGAGGATGGTTATTGGACCCCTTGGCATTTGGCCGACCAGTTCAGAACCAAGAAAGACGATGCCAAGGAGATCAATCAATGACCTCCTTTAAAAAGCACCCCTTCGATTTCAAAACACAATACGGACTTGGCTTCAGCACTCAGGACGATGAGATCGTTGTCGACTTCTTCTGTGGTGGTGGCGGGGCTGGTACCGGGCTGGAGATGGGCCTGGGGCGCGCGGTAAACGTCGCGAAGAACCACAGCCCTCAGGCGATCAGCATGCACACCGCGAATCATCCGGGCGCCGTGCATTACACCACCGACGTGTTCGAGGGTGATCCGGACACCGAGTGCGGCGGCAAGGCCGTTGGCTGGTTCCACATGTCGCCGGACTGCACGCATCACAGCCAGGCAGCCGGCGGCCAGCCGCGCAAGCGCGAGATTCGTAACCTGTCGTGGATCGGTCTGAAGTGGGCCGGGAAGAAGAAGCCCCGGGTCATCAGCCTGGAGAACGTGAAGCAGATCCTCCAGTGGGGACCGCTGATCGCCAAGCGCTGCAAAGCCACCGGCCGAGTAGTGACCCTAGACCTGGTACCGCATCCCACAAAGCCTAAAAGCATGATCAACCGCGTAGCCTCTCCGGGCGAAGTCGTCCCGGTCCACCAGCAGTTCCTGGTGCCTGACCCGAAGCGGCGCGGCCAGACCTGGGCAACCTTTGTCGTCGAGCTGCAGCACTTGGGCTATGTCGTCGAGTGGCGAGTCATTCGGGCCTGCGACTTCGGCGCGCCGACCAGCCGCGAACGCCTCTTCATGATTGCCCGCTGCGACGGTGAGCCGATTGTTTGGCCCGCGCCGACACACGCCAAGCACCCGGTAAAGGGTCAGCAGAAGTGGCGCACCGCCGCCGAGTGCATCGACTGGACGATACCGAGCAAAAGCATTTTTGACCGGCCAAAGCCATTGGCACCAGCCACCCTGCGCCGAATCGCCAAGGGCATGAAGAAGTTCGTCATTGATGCGGCCGACCCGTTCATCGTGCCGATCGCGAACTGGTCAGGTGAGAGCGTTCAGTCAGCCCGCGACCCGCTGCGCACCGTCACTTCTTGGCCGCGCGGCGGATCGTTCGCCATGGCCAGCCCGATCATCGCGCCAGCCACGCACCAGGGCAGCGACCGCATCAACGATCCACACACCCCTCTGCCGACGGTCACCTGCGCCAACCGCGGCGAGCTGACTTTGATCAGTCAGGTATTGGTCGGTGCAGGCGGCCCTGCGTACTCCGGTAAGCCCGTGGCCTTCGATCAGCCGGCCGGGACGCTGATGACCCAGAACCACCGCGCGATCGCCGCTGCGCATCTGGTGAAGTTTCGGTTTACTGATGAAGGCAAGGCTCTCGACGAGCCGCTGCCGACCATCACCAGCGGCGGCAACTACCAGCGCCCAGCCGGCGCAGCTCACGCAATGGGTGTCTCGACGGTGTTCATGGCGCAAATGAACGGCGGCTTCAACACGACCGACGCCAAGAGCATCGAAGACCCGATGACCACCGTGACCAACACCGGCAGCCAGCAGCAGCTGGTGACGGCAAACCTGGTGCACCTGCGCGGCAACTGCGATGCGCGGGACACCGCCGATCCGCTGCACACCATCAGCGCCGGAGGCACTCATCACGGGTTGGTCACCGCCTTCATGGAGCGCCAGTTTGGCGCCAGTGCGGGCCAGGCGATGGATGAGCCAGCACCAACCATCACGGCGGGCGGCGGTGGCAAGAGCTCGCTGGTCGAGTTCCAGCTTTCTCCAGAGGTTGAAGCCGGTGCATTGCGAGTCGCGGCATTCCTGATCAGCTACTACGGAACCGAAAACGTAAGCGGAGCCGGCGATCCAGCACCGACCATTACCACAAAGGACCGGCTGGCCCTGGTCACCGTCACCATCAAGGGCACGCCGTACGTGATCGTCGACATCTGCCTGCGGATGCTTCAACCGACCGAGCTGTACAAAGCCCAGGGCTTCCCCGCCGATTACATCATCAGCCATGGCGCCGACGGCAAGCCATTCACCAAGACCCAGCAGGTCCACATGTGCGGCAACAGTGTCAGTCCTCCGCCTATGGCAGCGTTGGCTCGGGCCAATGACCCTTGGCGCCAAGCAGAAGCTTTCAAGGAGGCCGCATGAAAGAGCGTCCGATTCTATTCAACGCGCCGATGGTGCGCGCGGTACTCGCCGACCAGAAGACAGTCACGCGGCGGATGATCAAGCCACAGCCCACGCTCGATACTGACGAATGGGTGGTAGACGCCGGCGGTACCGGCAAGTGGATGGGCTCTGGTCCATCGCCAGCAACAGGCGGAACCCGACAAACATGGGGTTGGGCAACCTGCCCCTATGGCCAGCCCGGCGACCGGCTGTGGGGTCGCGAAACTTGGTCGGACGTGAACCTGCAAGGCGCCCCAGGCATCGCGTACCGGGCAGACGACGACATCCGCGACCTGATGGAAGACGAAAGCTTCCTCGATGAGCGCGGCGCCTTCAACTACGACGACCCGCGCTCGAAGCCGTACCCGTTCTCTTGCTGGTCAGAAGATTTAATCGCCGGCACAGAAGGCCGTTGGCGCCCAAGCATTCACATGCCGCGCTGGGTCTGCCGCATCCTGCTGGAGATCACCGACGTGCGCGTCGAGCGGTTGCAGGACATTAGTGGCGATCAGGCCGAAGCCGAAGGTGTCGATGCTGCGATGTGCCAGCAGTACCTGGAAACCTCGCCAAGTCGGTTCGAGTGCAAAGAAGCCGTAATACATGGATTCGCCGGACTCTGGCAGTCCACCGGCGGCAACTGGGACGAAAACCCATGGGTCTGGGTCGTCGAGTTCAAGCGGGTGACATCATGACAGCCCTTCGCCGAACAGTCCGAATCCGCCGAGGACAGATGCCGCCCCTCGACCTGAACACCATCTGTGACAAGTGCAACAAGTCACGAGCACATGGCAACCACCAGAAATGCAGCAAGCAGCGCCAGGCCGAAGGCATCGCTCGGCGCGCAGGGGAGAAATCACAATGAGCGCAGCAGAGAAACTCGACTTCCACATCACACCGGGCGCTTGGTTCCGCCAGGACCTGCTGTACCCAGTCTTCGGCCTAAGCACCGAAGCGGTTCGCAAATACCGCACCCGAGGCCTGTGGCTCGAGGGCAAGCACTGGCGCTACGACCCAGCCAACGTGATCGTCTACAACCGCGCGGCCATTGAGCGATGGATGGAAGGAAAGCCATGATCGACAAGATGCCTACCGGCGTTGAGATGAACGGCAAGCAGCTACGCATCTGGTTCATCTTTAACGGCCAACGGTGCCGGGAACCCTTGGAAGGGATTTCGAAAGTCAACAAGGCCGCGATCGCCTATGCCGACAACAAGCGCCGCACCATCCTCGCGGAAATTAAAGAGGGCCGCTTCGACTACGCGGCCCACTTTCCGAACTCGCCCAGGGCGGCCATGTTCACGGGGACTGGCGGCCCTTCGCTAAAGCGCACCGTGAAGGAAGGCATTGATCGCTGGCTGGAGGTTCAGCGCGCGCTCAAAGCTTCGAGCACCGTCGTCAACTACATCAGCAAGGCCGTGCACGTCGAGAACAAATTCGGCAAGCGCCGGATCGTCGACATCAGCAAGAGCGACATCGAGTTGTTCCAGGCGCAGCTGCTGAAGCAAGGCCTCGCCCCCAAGACAGTGAACGACATTTTCACCGTAGTCCGTGGGGTCTGGGCTGATGCCTTCGGCGACGGCATCCTGAAAGCGAACCCGCTCGACCGGATCAGTAACGTCGGATCTGATGTCGACCTGGAGCATGCCGACCCCTTCAGTCGCATCGAGATCGAATTGATTGGCAAAGCGGATTCCGACCGGCGAGCTGATACCCGGATGATTGAGTTCAACTGCTGGGCCGGACTGTCCCTGTCCGAGCTGATCGGGCTCGCCGTTGAAGACGTAGATCTCGAAGCCGGCCTGGTACACGTGCGCCGGGCATTGGTCGTCGGGGAATTCAAAGTCCCCAAAGAACGCTCCAGAGTCCGAGTCGTCGAGCTGATCGACCCGGCCCTCGAACTGATGCGGGAGATCGTTGCCGCCGCGAGGGACGCCCCAACCGTTGAGATCACTGTCATCCAGCGCGACAACATCACGTCCAAAAAAACGAAAGTCCGGTTCCTTTTCCGCAGCTCGACTAGCGGTTTGTTGTGGAGCGGCAAAACATTGAGCAACTGGTTCACCGCCCATCTAAAAAAGGCAGAGGTCCGCCACCGCGGAGCGAACCAGTGTCGCCACACCTTTGCCAGCCAGATGCTGTCGAGTTACGTCCCAGTCGAATGGGTGGCCAGGCAACTGGGGCACGCCGATACAACGATGGTGCGAAAGCATTACGGGAGATGGATACCGAAGGACACCAAGAGCATGGCAGGTATCGTTTCTCAAATGCTTGGATTTAGAAAAGATTGAAATTACAGGCTCGATTCAAGGGCCTGATCCTCTCGTGACTATCCAAATCTAAGGAGTGTTTTGAAGCTTCATCCAATTCACCGAAGCCTCAAACACCTCCAAAACTCTCAACTGCAGAGCGCCTTCGAAATCTGCCTGTGCACGGTTGAAATCATTAACTACCTGTAAAAACTCAACGCCCATGTGGTCGTCAGGACGCTCAACCATAAAATTTTCCGTTACTGGATTCACTGGCTGCTGCCCATACTCTGAAGCAAGCAATCGAATTTTGTCAGTAAGCACAAGCCAGCCCAGCGCATGTTCGGGAGATAGTCCTATAGCTAGGCTAAGGGCGTGCTGAAAATCCTGATATCTGGAATCGCCAGTTTCCATCGCATATTTCAGACGAAGAAACTCTGGATGAGCACGTACGATTGCGATATTTGATTCCAGCCGGGCAAGTTTCAGGACATCGAGATCGACCGAAATTATTGGTGTCTCATGACCGAACAACCTGGTTCTATCGAACGCATCCACCACGGACGCAACCAGTAGATTCAACACTCGAAAAGTCTCAGCTTTTCTGCGGTGGCTTGGTAACAACTCAATGATCACATAGAAAATGTATGCGGAAATAAGGCCAACCAAGAGATCACTGGTGACGCTAATCGTCGCGTCGGCACGAAGAAAGGATGCGATCACTCTCCCTTCCAATACTCCCCATAAAGGAAGCTTAACGTTTACTAAGCAAACGAGCACAAACGCCGAGACTACTGCCGCCAATAACCAGCGCTCCCGCGAATCCTTCCATACCCACAT